CAACTCGTGGAAGCGAACGACGGCCTCAGCGGCGCCATCGGCCAGCGCGCGCGCCGTGTCGTCCGCAAGCGCGAAGATCCGGTCGGCCTCCTGGCGGGCCCTGACGAGCGCTCGGATCTGCTGCTCCTGCTCGAGCGTGATCCTCCCCTGGGTCGCGTTGATGAGCTCGAGGACGGCGGCCTCCTCCTCGCGGGCGTCGACGCCGAGCTTGGCCAGCGTCACGGCCTGGCTCATGAGCCGGACCTGATCCTCGAAGATCTTCGTATCGCCCAGGCGCTGGAGCGTGGCGTTGAGGCGCTCGAAGTCCTCGCGCGCGCGGGCGATGACCTCGCTCTTGCCCTCGAACCCTTCGAAGAGCCGATCGAAGTCGAGCTGCCGCACCTCGGCCGCCGTCTTCCCGAAGCGCTCGATCTCGAGGTTGAGGTCCTTCACGGCCTCGAGGCCGACGTTCTCGAAGGCACGCTGCGTGAGGCTGTCGATCCCCGATCGAGCGCTCTCGAGGAACTTCTTCGTCGCGTCGTCCTGCTCGCCGATCGCGAGCGTCAGCGCCTTGCGCAGCAGGAGCTCGCGCTGCCCCGCGAGGTTGTTCTTGCCGATCGCGAACGTCTCGTCGGCGATGGTCTGCAGGTACTCCTTGCGCTTCTGGGCCAGCTCCGGGTCCACAGGCGTCGGCCTCGAGCTCGGGCCGCCGAGCTCGGTTCCCGTCGCCTGGAACTGCCGCTCGCGCTGCCGCGGACCCGTGAAGTTGTCAACGCGGCTCAGGGCCTCGTTGTATGCGAGCTGCGCCGCGATCGCCTCCTGGACCAGGCGATTGCGCTCCTTGAGATCGGAGACGCCGGCCTCGAAGTTCTTGTCGAAAGCCGTGAGCGCGTCGTTCGCGCGCTGGAACGCGAGGCCAGCCTGCTCGCTCGCGGTCACGAGCTTCTGGAACTCGGCGGTGTACTGCGGCTGCGCGGGCAGCGCTCCCTCTGCGCCCGTCAGCACGTCGATGAACTCGGAGAGCTTCTCGATCGCCGGGGTGAGCTTGCCGAGGAAGATGTCGAACTGCTTGCCGAGCCGCTGCACCGCGTCGTTCCAACGGTCCGCTGCCGCGGCCGTCTCCGAGCTCACGCGAGCGAACTTGCCGCCGAACCCGCCGCCGCGGGTGAACTCCTCGAGGAACGGGATCAGGTCGCCGCCCGATCGGCCGAGTAGCTTCATCGCGAGGTCGGCTTGGCGCGCCGGGTCCTCGAGTGAAGCGAGCGCCGAGGCGACGTCCTCGAAGAGCTTCTGGAGGCCCTGGGCGTCGCCGGAGACGTCACGGACGGCGATGCCAAGGTCGGCGAAGGCGCGCGCGGACTGGCTTGTGCCCTCCCGGTCCCGAAGGGCTTGAGTCTCGGCAACCGAGAGGCGCTGCAGGGCTCTCGCGACACCTTCGATGTCGGCCCCGGCTTGCTTCGCCTCATCTCCCAGGATCGAGAGCGTCTCGACGGGGAGGTTGAACCGCTGCGAGAGGTCGTAGAGCCGATCGGCCTGGTCGAGGAACTGCGAGACGTGCTGCCGGGTCTTGATGATGGCGTAGCCGAGCGCACCGAAGCGCAGCACGTTCACGCCGAGGCTGCCCGCGAGGATCCTCGACGTGTGCTCCGCCTGGCTGACGCTCCCGGCAAACCGCGTCGACTCGCGAGCCATGCTCGCGGCAGCCGCGTTGAACTCAGCCGCGCCCGACTTCGCGCGGCTTGCGTCGATTGCTGCGATCAGCGTGGGCATCGGGTGGCTTACGCTCCTGCGCCTTCTTTGCCTCGATCCGGAACCAGTCCTCGTCCATGGAGCGGATCAGCGCGGCGAACTCTGCCCGCGTGTCCGCGCCCTCGATCGAGTGAAGGTCGAGCCAGGCCGAGATCTCCGCGAACGTGATGGGCATGGGCGAGCCGAGGTCGCGGGCCCTGGTCTTCGAGAGGTCCTCGAACGCCTCCCAGACGGGGATCAGGTCCTCGTAGAGCTCCGGTCGGTTGTCGATCGCCGGCGTGCTCAGGCCCCGCGCGGCGCGCCGCTCGAGGAAGCTCCGAAGCGATCCCCACTCCTTCACCCATCCGAGGACCGCTGAGAGTTTCCCCGGGCGCCCTCGGCGAGCTCCTTCCGGTAGATGGCCGCGTCGGCCGCGGTGGCCATGACGAACTCGTAGAGGTCGCGGTAGCGGGGGTCTCGGAAGACGTCGAGGCCTCGCTCGGGCGAGTACTCGATCGGCTTGTCGTCGTCGTCCGTGACGTTCTCCCAGCCCTTGAGCAGCTCCTCGGCCGCGCACTGTTTGAGGACGTCGTCCGCCTTCGCCGCGTCGACCGTGCGCGTCCGGATCGCCGATAGCATGGGCTGCCGGAGCTCGGTGAGCCGCTTCTGGTACGCCGGGTTCCCGAGGCGCGCGATCTTGAGCCGGATCCCGAGCGTGTAATGGACCCAGACCCCGCCGGCTTCGAGGGCGGGGTCGGTCTGCACTGCTGAGAGCTTGGCCATTCTGATCTCCGGGGTGAGAGAGGAGCTGCCGGTTACGACGTCCAGCGGACGAGCCGGGCGGTGACGCCCTCGGTCTCGTGCTTGAACGCCTCGTACTGGAACGCCGCGATCACGTCCTGGTTGATGCCGCCGGCGACGCGCTCGCCGTCGGAGAGCTTCACCCGCGGGAGGTCGAGCACGTACGACCGCGTGCCGTCCGAGAGGACGAAGAAGAGGTTCGTGTTCGTCCACGCGAGGTACTTGTTGAACATCGCGGCGGTCTGGAAGTAGACCCGCACCGCGCCGCGGACGTCGCACTGGCCCTTGCCGATCGAGAGCGGCCCGAGCGTCCCGACCTGCAGCCGCTGCCGCAGGTTGTTCCCGAGCTCGAACGTCCCGTCGACGATCGCCGCGACCGAGTTGACGAACGTCGGCGGCGAGCCAGACGCGGGGCCCTCGGCGAAATAGGGCACGTGGTCGATCGACTCGAGGATCGGGTTCGTGCCCGCGGCGGTCACCGCGAACGGCGCCGAGGTCTCGGAGGTCGCGATCTTGCCCAGCACGTCGAAGACGATCGAGAACATATCGTTCGTCGGGATGGTCAGGACGCCCTTGTCGAAGCAGCAGCCCTTGAAGAGCTCGAACGTCGTCGAGAGGTCGGTGTAGTCGCGGTAGAGCGAGAACGAGTCGAGCTGCGTGCCGTTCACGATCTGCGAGCCGAGCTTGATCGTCCTGCTCGGGGCCGAGGCCTCGTCGACGATCGCCGTCGGGCCCGTGACGTCGAGCGTCGTCGCGGCCACGGCCGTGATCTTGAACCAGCCGTTATTCGCCGGGTTCGTGAAGCCCGACGTCTTGATCCACATGCCCACGGCGTGCGGCGGGGACGTCGCCGTGAAGTCTCCCGACGCCCGGGTGAACCTCTGGGTCGCGGCCGTCGCCTGCAGGTTCACGCCCGACGTGACGACCTCGGCGCTCCAGGTCGCCGCCATCCAGAGCGCGCGGAGGACCTCGTCGTAGCTCGCGCAGGAGAACCGGCCGTTGACCGGCCCGGCGACGCCGATGCCCTTCCGAATGATGTCGGACGTCTGCCGGGTCGGGTCGATCTCGTCCGACCTGGTCGACTCCGTGACCTGCTTCAGGCCTTCGCCCGTGAGCCGCAGGCGGAAGTCCGCGGTGCCGCCCGGGTTGGTGGCGTACGTCACCTCCTTCTTCCCGTAGAGGGCGATGGAGCTGGAATCAGACATGAGCGAAGAACCTCCCCTTTAGGCGATCCTGTCCGCGTGGAACGGACAGAAGACTGTGAGCGTCCACCATGGCCCGTCGCGCGAGCCGTCCCCGATCGTCGGCGACCGGAAGAGGCATCCGGCGCGCGTGATTCCCCGATACCGGTTCGCGATTATGTCCGCCATCTGCGTGGCTTCGCCTTCCCCGAGCTCGAGAGCGACGAAGAGCTGCACGCTGAGGATGCCGACCGTGCGGAACGTCCTGAAACCCACGCGATTGATCTCGATCAGCGTCGTCTCGCCGCGGATGACGCGCATACGCGCCCAAGGCCCCGGCGGGGCCGGCTTCGTGAACGGCGCGTTGTCGTACTGCGTGACCAGCTGCTGGGCCTGCGCGATGGCCGTCGCGAAGTCCTCCTCGAGGCCGCCGATCATCGAATGGAACGAGGTGACGCTCATGGCTGCAGCACGCTCTCGAGCTCGGCGAAGGTGAGCGCGACCATTCCCTTCGGCGCCTGCTGGGACCAGCCCTCCTCGAGGCGCTGCGCATACGGCACGTTGTTCGTGAGGAACGAAACCGAGTAGGGCGGGAGCTTCGCGATCGCGCGCGCCCCGGCCGCCACTGTTTCTCCGCCGCCTCGATCGACCGCGTCGACCTGGCCCGTCGCGGGCGAGCCGATCGTGGCCTGCCAGTTCCCGCGGGCCCGGCCGGTGTCGACGGGCGTCCGACGAACGACTCGGGCGAGGGCCTCGAGCGTGAGCTTCTTGTGGAAGAGCACGACCTGCTCGGGCAGGAGCTCTTCGGTGAAGCGCCGCAGAGCGAGGTTGAACTGCGCGACGTTGGTCCCCACGTCACCCGGCAATCCCCAGCTCGTACGCCGCGACGTCGTCTCCGGAGCGGAGCTCGACGACGTTCTCGATGCGGTACTTCGTGCTCGCGACCTCGACCTGCTGGCCGCGGATGGGCGTGAAGCTCAGCCCGGAGGCGGCCACGTAGATGACGGTCTCCTCCATCCGCGTGACGTCGCTCTCCCCGTAGAACTTCCGCGCCATCGGCGGCGAGACCTTGCGGACGACGTCGGTCGTGCCCTGGGTCACCTGGCGCGAGCTGTGGCTGTACGTCGGGCCGCTGTTGATGACCTTGAACGTGGCGTTCGTGCCGACGCGGTCGATGATGGCGAGCACGCGCGGCACGAGGCGGGAGTCGAGTGCGGTCGTCATCAGGCGCGCTCCGCCCGGTCGGGCTTCAGCAGCGGGGCCACGATGAGGTCGACCTTCCGGAAGAGCTTCACCTGGCTCCGCCCGCCGACGTAGGTCTTCGACTCCTCGATCGGGCCGACCTTCACGCTCTCGCTCGCGATCGCGCCGGGCTCGGCGATGTCGGGGATGAGGCCGTCCGTCTCGGTGCGCGCGCGCAGTGCGAGCTCGGCGCAGGCCTCCTTCAGCTGCCGGGGCAGCTGGTCGTGCGGCTGCGAGGTCTCGTCGACGTAGACGTCGTACCGGGGGAAGTAGAGCCGCTGGGTGAGCGTCTTGCGCTCGCCCTGGAAGTCCTCGCCGTAGACCTGGTCGAGGTACTCGGTGGCGGACCGGAGCGCGGCCTCCTTCTGGTCGGTCGACGAGCCCGACCAGGCGGAAGGGGCCCCGTGCGCCGCGTGGTAGGTGTCGGCGTCGGCCACCGAGAGGTAGCTCTCCGCGGTCGCGCGCCCCGTCCCGTCCTCGACGTCGAGCGCCACGGGTTACCCGCCGGCGCCCTTCCGGCCGCGCTTGCGGCCCTTGGGCTCCTCGGCCTCGCCGTCGTCCTCGGACGTCTCGGTGGGCTCCGTGGGCTCTTCGGCGGGCGGCGGCGCGTCCGGCTGCTTGGCCGGCGGGTCCGACTCGAGCCGGTAGCCGCGGCCGCGCCAGTCGGCGACGTCGCAGATGTTGACGATCGCCGTCGAGCCGTCGGGCCCGACCATCGTCGTCGTGGGCATCTCTCCTGCCATGGGGATCCTCCGTCTGCGTTGGGGAAAGGGAGGCCGCGGCGGGCCGACTTACGGGAGCCGGCCCGCCGAACGGCCTGGGTGATCAGCCGAGGATCCGGACCGCGAACTCGGGGCGGATGAGCTGCGCGCCCCAGAGGATGTCGAAGTCCCAGACCGTCTGCTTGTACTGGCGCATGACCTCGAGGCGGAGGTTCAGGCCCGAGACCGGATCGCCGATGCTCATCATCGGCGCCAGGCGCTCGAACTCGGACTCCTTCTCGTCGCCCAGCGAGCGGCTCGCGAAGGCGAACGCGTCCTTCTGGAACGCGAGGTTCACGACGTGGGTCGCGACCTTCGTGATCGCCGCATTGTCCGCGACGGACGCGACCAGGCCGCGCTTGAGCACGAGCTGGGTCGTGGTCCCGGACTGCACGGCGTACTGCTGCGCGTGTCCTGCGAAGGTGACGATGTCGCCCTCGACCCAGGTCCCGGTGCCAGTGTCGATGACCAGCGTGGTCGTGCCGATCGCGTAGCCCGCTCCGTTGTTGATCAGGTAGCCGGACGCAGTGCCCGCCGTGTGGGTCGGGACCTGGTCGTCGTCCGCCCACATCGGGAACCCGTACTTCTTGCCGATTGCGCCGTCCTGGACGACTTCCTTGTCGCCGGACTGCGAAGCGTCGCGGAAGGCCGGGAGCCGCAGCGCGTTCGCGTACGCGTCGTGGTCGAGGACGACCCGGCGATCCATCCGGACCGCGAGCTGCTTGTTGAGCAGCTTCCGCGCGTTGACGATGTCCGCCGGGAACGCGGAGTCCGGGGACGCACCGCCGAAGGGGGTCGTGCCAGCGGTGCCGACGGCGCCGTAGACGCCCTTGTACTTGGCGAAGATGTCGGCGTTCACTTCACCCGCCAGGGCGTCGAGCGCGGCGCTCATCTGCCCGGGCATGAAGCTCTTCTCCCGCATGATCTCGTTCTTCTGCTTGTCCGTCAGGTGGAAGTCCGCGTGCTTCCACTTGTTGAGCTGGATCTGCACCTTCGTCGGCGCCGAGTCGCCGGGCGCCGGCGGGGTGTTGCTGGGCGTGACGTCCGACGCAGTGACCGCGGAAGCGATAGTCACGTCGATGGTGTCGCCCTTCTCCTTCGCCTCGGTGCTGTAGTCGAGGTTGACCATGCGAGGCAGCACGCACGTACGACGCAGGTGGAGCAAGCCCCGCGCGAGAATGCGCGGGATGATTTCGGTGAGGCTATTGGCCATGGATGGAACGTCTCCGGTTGCCGGCGACGCTTGGGCATCCCGCCACCCACGTCTGCTCGCGCGAATCCCTCGTCACGAGCTGCCGAAAGAAAAGAACCCCTCCGCACCCAAACCCACGCGCGTCGCCGGGCATCCCGCCCGGAGGGCATCCCGCCCTCGCGCTCCGCGCGCCGGTTACCCCGAGACGCCGACCTCCCCGGCCGCAATCGCCTCTAGATTTTTGCCAGCTTCGGCTTGGCCGACGGACTTGTCCGGCTTCTTGAAGCCGCTCTCGGGCTCCTTCCCGGTGCCGCTCGCGCCTGAGCCACTGAAGCAGTCGGCG